AGACTGATCACTGGTTTGATGACTACCATGGTTATCACAACTCTGGACCTGCTATTGCTGATTATGATGGAGTATCCTACGCCCACTATTTTAGTGCTGGTAATTATGGGACCGCTATCTCTGGTATGCACCATGCTCATGCTCTAATCCAGCAACGGCATAGTTCATCTGTCTGCGGTCACAGTCATAAGAGAGGTATCTACTTTAAGGATGATGCACACCCTAGCCCCTCTATTGGTATGGTTGTAGGTTGCTTCAAAGGTAAAGAGGAGTTGTGGGCTGGTCAGTCGAATAATTCCTGGTGGCAAGGTTTGGTGATTATGCGTGACGTTGATAACGGGAAGTTTGATCCAGAGTTTGTGTCAATGGAAAGGTTGAGGAAAGCTTATGGATAAGGTTCTAGTAGAGAGTTACGACCACAGCTACCGAGTAAGCAGTGTCCGAGAAAAAGAGGTTGTGTGGAATACAAAACTTAACGAGTACTACGAGTGGGCTGGACAAGACTTAGAAGACGATGAAAAGATTGTTCTTATGATGGTGGTCCAATAATGAGGGTTCTAGTTTGTGGTGGTAGAGAGTATGACGACTGGTTAACCTTCTCTAATTATATGTATCGTGAGTTTCATCCTGCTGCCCGAGACTACGGAAGTTATCCTGTAGAATACCCTATCATTATTCATGGGGATGCTAAAGGTGCGGATTTTATGGCTAGGATTTGGGCGAAGCAACATAACTTTCAAGAACTAAGGTTCCCTGCTGATTGGAAGCAGTTTGGTAAGTCTGCTGGTCATATTCGTAACCAACAAATGTTAGATGAAGGTAAGCCTGATCTAGTGATTGCTTTTCCCGGTGGGGTGGGGACTAAAGACATGGTTACTATGGCTAGGAAAGCTGGTGTAGAGGTGATCGAAGTTGCAGGGTAAAGTAATCTTTAGTTGCGGACACGAAGATAAATACCGTCCTACCTCTGGTTGGCGTGTCATGACCAAAGACTATGATACTTTTGACGATGGCAGTTTTGGCAAGTGTATTACCTATAGTAACCTGTGCTTAGACTGCTACATCAAGTGTATTGGGACTTATCCTGAACAAGTTATCTTTGATTCTTGGGAAGAGGACGAGTGGCTTAATAGTGAGGAGTTGTTAGTTGGGTAAACCTAAGTATACGATTGGGGATGCTTTTGAGGTAACTCGTAGTGTCACACATGATGGTTGTAAATTCACAGGTACTTTTAATTACTATGTTCTTTCAATGACTGTGGAGTCTGACGACCGAGGGTATTGTTACAAATACGGTTTGGGGGTTACGTTCCCTCAAGCTTATGTGACCGCTAGTGTTTCTCTGTGGAATTACGAAAGCGTCCTTGACACACTGACAAAAGCGGAGGGTTACTTTGGGCAAGCGTGAACTAGAAAAGAAACCCCGTCAACCCCGCGATTGGTATGGGACAAAAGACCCTGCGGCAGTAGCAGCGCTCGCACCCTTCCTGTGGCTGTCCGAGGTAGGGGCTGGACACGTCCGCTACAAGCCGCAGACACGCTATATCGAACCCTGCGCTGGTGACGGTAGCCTGATTGATCTACTGGCCTCTAGCGGCCCTCCTGTGACCTGTGTGGCAGCGTATGACATTGAGCCTCAACGGGCTGACATTGTGCAAAAGAATTGTCTGTTCCTCACAGGTGCAGATGTTAAAAATGTAGACGGCTTTATCACTAATCCACCATACGAATGGTCTATGCTTCAACCGATGCTAGAGTATCTACCTAGACTACTTCCTACTTGGCTGCTACTACCGGCAGACTGTATCCATAATAAACGTATGGCACCTTATATGGGTGTCTGCTCTGACGTAGTTTCAGTAGGTAGGCTTTGGTGGTTCGAGAGTGAAGACGGTAAGAAGATTAAAGGTGTCGATAATTTCGTGTGGATTAAACTTGACAACAAGTATGAAGGATTTACGAGGTTCTTTCACAGATGAATAAAATGCGTATTTTAGAGGATAAGAACCGACTCCTCTATGTTCAAGAACTTAAGTTTGGTTTGTTCTGGTGGACTGTGTTCAAGACCTATAATGCACAAGGGGCTTTGGCTATCGCTAGTGCTGGCCGAGAGTATAATGAGAATACAGGTAACTTTGAATGAGTAACAACCGTGAGTGATTATGACAAACGTAAAATCCTAGATTTGATTGAGACCTACGGGTACGAGGAAATCCTGCTGCGGTTTAATCTAACCCCGTGGAAGGTTCTAGAAATCTTAGATGACACAGGCTACATTTACCTAGAGGTATTCAATGAGGACTAAAACAAACTACGAGAAGGTTCGAGAATTCCACCAAGCTTTTGAGTCTGCTTTAGACCAACCCTTTGCTCGCAACTGGCACTTACAAGACTTGCGGTTTGCTTTAGTTTCGGAGGAACATACTGAGGCTTGGAACGCGGAAACACCAGAAAACCTACTTAAAGAACTTGCTGATCTTTTGTATGTTACATACGGCTTTGCTGCAACATTTGGTTGGGATATCGACACGGCCTTTAACCGAGTTCATACAAGTAACATGAGTAAGCTTGACGACGATGGAAAGCCTATCTATCGTGAAGATGGAAAAGTTCTTAAAGGCCCTAACTATGTTCCACCAGATTTGAGTGACCTAGTGTGACAGTAAGAGAACTGATTGAACTACTACAACAGCAACGTCCCACTAAGAAAATCTATCTCTCTGGTGGGGCATCTTGTGTAGAAATGAAACAAGATAACGTAATTGATTTGCCTTGGGGATTGACCTTCCGATGACTGGACCTACCATTAGTGTTGCCATTTGGGCTGATGAAAAGAAATATCGACAAGAGGGAGAAACCTTTAATCAAAAGTGTGCTAGGGTTGCTGGTGCATTAACTGATAACGAAGAGCACTACAATTATTTTAACGAGCAACTCAAAGAGCAACGTTTCCTTCCTGGTGGACGTGTTCAATCCGCTTCTGGTTCCTACCGTAAGGTAACAGCCTTTAACTGCTTTGTTATGCAGAAAGTCCCAGACTCCCTGATGGGAATTATGGCTGTTGCTACCGAGGCGGCTAAGACTATGCAGATGGGTGGCGGGGTTGGTTACGACTTCTCTGGTATCCGACCTAAAGGGGCTAAGATCAAATCCCTTGGGTCACAAGCTTCTGGTCCAGTGTCGTTCATGCAAATCATGGATGCTATCTGTAAAACCATTGCATCTGCTGGTCATCGTCGCGGGGCACAGATGGGTTGTCTTCGTGTAGATCACCCAGATATTATGGAGTTTATTACTGCTAAAGCAAACTCTACTAATCTTACGCAATTTAACGTTTCTGTTCTTGTCACTGACAAGTTCATGCAGGCTGTTAAAGATGACCAGATGTTTGACCTTGTGTTTGAGGATCAAGTGTATGACACTATCCGCGCAGTCAATCTGTGGGAAGCTATCCTTCGTAATACTTGGGATTGGGCTGAACCAGGTGTGATCTTTATTGATCGCGTCAACCATATGAACAACCTCTACTACTGTGAAGATATTAGCGCGACAAACCCTTGTCTGCACCCGGATAGTTTGATTGAAACCGTGGAGGGGCGGGTTAAGATTAAGGATATCAAGGAGCCTGTTAAAGTCTACACTATGTTACCAGATGGTTCCTTAGGCATTCGTCAAGCCTCCGCCTCTTGGGTTTCTAAACCTAGTGCAAAAACCCTTATCGTAACTGTTGGTTCTGGTAAGCAAGTGATTTGCACACCTGATCACAAGATTTACGTTGATGGTAAAGGTTGGGTAGAAGCACAAGATTTGCGAGTTGGGGATCAACTAGTTCACCTGTGTCGTTCCCGTAGGGGTGTGGCTTATTCGGGGGTTAAATTGACTACCGAGGATAACCGGGCTTACCGTATGGTGGCGGAAGCTACCTATGGTGAAATCCCAGAAGGCCATGACGTTCACCATATTGACGGGGATACTTACAACAACAGCTACGAAAACCTTGAGATTATTTGCCACGGAGAACACGCCAGTTTAACTAGGTATAATTGTGCTAACGATCACATGGTAAACGGCTACAATGAAAAAGGCCTTTGGCGGTTTGTTTCTAGTGGGTCTAAGGTAGGTAAAACTGTTAAACCTATGCCAAGTGAAATCAAATCTAATCTAAAAAACCAAAAAAGTGCTTGTGTAATCTCTGTTGAAGAGGGGCCTGTAACCGAGGTCTACGACCTTTCAGTGGAGGATACCCACAACTTTATCTCTGATTTTATTGTTGTGCATAACTGCGGAGAACAACCCTTACCCCCGTATGGCGCTTGCCTACTTGGCTCTTGGAATATGACTAAGTATGTTTACAAAGACGACAACGGCAAGTTCCAATTCAACGAAGTTTTGCTTAAGGCAGATATTCCTCATACTGTTCGGGCTATGGACAATGTGATTGACGAAACTATCTACCCTCTACCTGAACAGGAACAGGAGGCTAAGAATAAACGTCGAATGGGTTTGGGTATCACTGGCCTTGGTAATGTTCTCGGTGCTCTTGGTATCGAGTATGGTTCACTAGAGGCTCAAGCTTTTACTAAGCGTGTTCTAAAAATCATTGCTAATGGCTCCTACTACGCTTCTGCTATGTTGGCTAAAGAGAAAGGTGCATTTCCTCTCTACGACGAAAAGCGTTACCTTGCTGGTAAGTTCATTAAGAAGTTGGATAAGGAAGTTCGAGATGCAATCAAGGAGTATGGTATCCGTAACAGTCACCTTACTTCTATTGCGCCTACCGGGACTATCTCTCTAACCGCTAACAACGTATCCTCTGGTCTTGAGCCTGTGTTTAGCTACTCTTATACTCGGACTATCCAAACTGCTGATGGCCCTATGTATGAACAAGTTGAGGATTACGCTTACCGTGAGTGGGGGGTTAAGTGCAAGACTGCGGATCAAGTCCCTGTTAAAGATCACGTTGCTATGTTGACTGCTGCTCAGGAGTGGGTTGATAGTGCTTGCTCTAAAACTTGTAACGTAGGTAATGATGTTACTTGGTCCGAGTTCAAAGATGTATACATGCAGGCTTATGACGGTGGGGCTAAAGGTTGCACTACTTTCCGGGTTGCAGGCAAACGTTTTGGTATCCTGAACGCCAGTGCTGTTGAAGATGTTGTAGATGAAAAGGTGGAAGAGGATGAAACTATTGTAGAGGGTGGGGCTTGCTACGTTGATCCAACTACAGGTTTCCGAACCTGTGACACTGTATAAGGTAAACAATGATTAGTATTGCAGACGCGATTATCCTAGCGGGTTTGGTGGGCCTGCTAGGCTTCCTCTGGCACGAGAAGTTTCGTATGGAAATGTTAGAGCAAGAGAATGATGATCTTTGGGAAGACATGTCCACAATGATTGATCACATTCGTCAAGTAGAAGAGAAAGTAGAGGGTTTGAAAAATGGCAACGAGACCCAAGACTAAGCGGGCTACTACTCAACTCTTTGCTATGAATGAGCATCAGGATGACTACATCAAAGCCCTAGAGGCTAACAACCAAGTTGTAGTTATTGGCAGCAGTGGCACGGGGAAAACCTATGTCGCTGCTACCTATGCTTCCCAAATGCTACAGACCGGACAGGTGGAAAAGATCATCCTTACTCGCCCTAACGTATCTGTAGGGCGTGATCTAGGCTACTTCCCCGGTACCCTCTTGGAGAAGATCACCCCTTGGGCACAACCTGTCCTAGAAGTTTTGTTCAAACACCTTGGCAAACAGGAAGTGGCTACCTATATGCGTGAGGGGATCATTGAGATTGCCCCCTTGTCCACTATGCGGGGGCGTAGCTTCGAGAAGTCTTTCATCCTGCTTGATGAGGCACAGAACACTACCCCGGCAGAAATCAAGATGTTGGTTACTCGTGTTGGTGAAGACTGCAAGTTAGTTATCAATGGGGACATTCAACAGAATGACCTTAGAGGCAACAACTCCGGTCTCGATCAGATTGTAGACATGATCTACCGCTATGACTTGGGTATCCCTATTATTGAGTTTGACGTAGAGGATATTGTGAGGTCTAAAGTGTGCAAAGAGTGGATTGTTGCTTTTGGTAAATATGAGAAAGGATTGCGTGATTGACAGACTGCAGGAAAATCGAAAAGGAGTTTGACCCGGTTAATTCTCCATCCCACTACAACCAGGGCGGAGTAGAGTGTATTGACTATGTTCGACAGGTGCTTGGTGACGACGGTTTTAGGGCCTACTGTCTAGGGGCAGTTATGAAATATATCCACAGGCATGAGTATAAAGGTAAACCAAAGGAAGACTTACGTAAGGCTCAATACTATCTTAACGCAGCCGTCTCAACACTAGAGGTTAAGTGATGTGGACAGTGATTGCTCTGTTCTGTAATCTAACAGACCCAAACAAGGGATACTGTGTTCCTGTGGTACCCCCTCTTATTTTCCAGACTTATGAAGATTGTCAGGAGTTTGCTAGTGCAGGGGCTAATAGTATTGACCTTGCTGTAGTGTCGTATGACTACCAGTGTGTTAGTTGGCTCCCTAAAATCTAGACAAAAGAAAAGGCCCGATAGATTCCCTAGCAACAGGGTTTCTATCGGGCCTTTGTCATTTCTGCTTCCAGAGTTCAGATATTTCAGTCTGTAGATTGTCTACCTTATGCTGGGTATCTTTCATGTCTTCTTTTAGTTCGTTTTTCATAGCAAGTAAGATCGCTCTGTCTTCCCCACGAACACGTTCCCTAGTCTTAATCTCCTCGTTCAGTCTTTCCTCACGATACCTAATGTCTTCTTTAAGCATCGCTATTTCTTTTTGGTTAGTAAAGACTGTTCTGAATAACCAGATAACCCCCAAGACTAACGTAGTTACAATACCAGTAGTGAACTCTTCAATATATTTGCCAATCGGGAGCATTATGGAGACCTATTTCCTTTTGGGTATTACTGTTCTGCCAACCTCTGCGATGAGGATAGCGGGTATTAAGACTTTAGCCATACCGTCAATCTGTGGGGGTAGTGCTAGTATAACCCAAGGCATATCGAAGATGCTATCAATAAAAACCGCACTCCACCACACACCGTAAGGTAAGACAATAAGATAGCGACCAATGGAAGTAGCACCCCACCTATCACTAGCCGCTATCTTAGACATTTCAACCGCAGCTTCAATCCTCTGTAGGTCTCTCTCAGCGGATATCTTTTCTACGTCTGTTTCTGCGCTTAGTTTGGCCTCGTAAGCTTTCCTAAGAGTGTCTCCGAGGCCAGTGGCACCAGTGAATAGCCCTATAAGCTTACTCAGCATCCACACCGGGCTTTACCTTCTGTTGGTCAACTACGCGGCCAATGGCTGCTACAACAAGGAAGAAAGCCATAACGTGAGGTTCAATACTGTCTGGCACTAAAGCTTGGGTCTCTGGGGGTAACATTTCCCAGACAAAAGCTGCGGTCACGGCTTGTAAAGAGAACCACTTCCAAGCGTCCCGCCAGTTGTCAACAAGTTTCATTTAGTTCTCCTAGAACAACAGATATAAGAAGGAAGCCCACTCTTTCAAGTAATCCCAAACAGCGATGACAGCTACAAATAAACCGGCACCTAAAGCAGTCTTACCGTCAATAAGGGGTTTATCCTTGTTATCCTTCTGTGAAGGTTTACTAGGTTCCCAACCAGCGGCAGTAAGTGCATCATAGAAGTGTTTGTGGTAGCTAGCAATCAAGGTTGCCTTATCAGAGCCGTTAACAGTAGCCCTAGCCTCAGCAGCCTCTTTCTGGTCTAGATAATCGTCCGCACCTTCGTAGTGGGCTAGGCCCTTACGCTTGCCAGACCATCTACCATCAATAAGGCCCTTGATAAGAACCTTAGCAGAGATAACAGGATCAAGCATAGCGTCTGGTTCTTTAACCAGATCGACACCCGCGTCAGCAGACGAATTTTTGTAGTTCTCTAGCCAAGTCAGTTGCACATGCCCCCTGCCGTAGTAAACATGCCCGTAGGGGCCAGCAGGCTTCGCGTAGCGGGCTACAGCAGAGTTAGGGCCACGCTTCCTAGCCAAACTGTTTACGGCCTTCCTAGCGCCCGCGTCTGTAGTGGCAAAGCCCTCTCGGACTGGGACCATGCGTGAGCCTGTCTCGTGGTAAGCTGTAGCGAGAGCGTAGGCTAGAGTATCCTTGTCACCATCACCAACCTGGCCCATAGCTTCAAGGATACCGTTGATACCGTCAACTTGTCCTTGGGATAACCTTTTGAACAGGGTCTTTTTAATAGTGGAGAAGAAAAGTTCATCATTTAAGGT